GTAAGAACTTGGCCCGAAACTGTTGCTGCGCTAACTGTCATATTGTTTCTCCTTTACCAGCCAAGACGGCTGGTATCTAAAACGCCTAAACTGGTGTTGTCTAAAATAAAAAATTGGTAATACGTCAGCGGCGTGAAATATGCTGTAACTGTTGTTTGCGCTGGCGTAGCTGACACGTTAAAGCCTTCGGCAATAACTTTTACTGTTGTGTCAGAAATTGCGCCGGGTACTCTGAAGGTTAATGTCATCTGGACATGTCCAGTAAAAGTACCAAGAACGTCGCTGAATTGGCTTGTAGTCACTGACTGCATTAAATCGGTGAAACTGATGACAAACCGCTGTTTAGTTGTATCGCTTAAAGTGTTCGCTAAGTATTCGGCTAAACCGAAAGCCTGTGTAATGTTTGCGTCAAGTGTCGAGACAGTAAACCCTTGCGCCCCAACAGCGGCAACCGAAGCCGCGTTAGTTGCTTGTTGGGTTGCTAAACCAGCCGGCTGTATTTGCACCTGATTCATTAAATCTAGCCCAAGGTTTATGCGCTCAAAAGTTTGGTAACCAATGTTAGAAACGCTTGCGGCATTGCTCACGTTAATTAAAGGCGAAGAAGTGTTTGCTACGCCAGAACGTGTATAAAAGTTTACTTGATCTGTAGTAATTGAAATAACGCCACGTTCAGTATTTACAAGCTGATTCCAAAAATTAAGCACAGAGCCGCTGTAAGTTCCCGCGCTGCAAGCGCTTCCAGTGTTAACTGTTCCTACCATTGAGACGGCTGGCCTATTTGCAATAAAACCGGGGACGCTGCTGGTTTGCAAAAATTGGTTATCTGTGCTTGCCGCTGTAAAACTAAACTCGTTCATTTGCAAACGGCCCATAAGACCAAGCGAGTCTTGGCAAATAATTGTTGCCGTAGATAAACCCGTATTCCCCGGGTAGTCGCTAAAAGAAACTTCTACAACATAAAAACAATATAATACATCGCCGTTCGGGTTGAGTAAATCTATTTTGTCGCCAAAAGTAAAACCGGCAGACTCGTTAGCTTGGTTTTTAATTGTGAGAACTAGCGCGCCAGCATTGTAATTATCTAAATACGACTGGCGGCCGTTAGTGAAATTAAACGACAAAACAGAAGAAGTGTAAGTAATGCTTGTCGTAGCATTTTTTACGGCCCAAGCATACCGAATCATATTGCCCTAGTTGTAAGTGGTATTGCGCCAGTCTGCCGGACGTATTGCTGTATCGCCGCAATGACTGCGTTAGGGTCGCCGCCGTTGACGTTTATAGTCATGTTTGTAGACGCCATTTGTGCGGCTCGAGTACCGTTCATATTGTCGCTGGCGTTAATACTGCCAAGAATAGGGCCAAAAGGGTCAGTGCCTAAATCTGGGGCTACGCCGTTGTTAATGCGGCCAAGGTTAGTGCTGAAGCCTTCACCAATTAGCGCAACACTTTCAGGCGATAACGCAAACTTTAGTAGAAACTCTGTGTTTTCTATAACACTGTTGACGCCATTAACTATCTGTTGAGCTTGGTCAATACCCGACTTATACCATTTGTCGGCAGTCAGTTTGGCTATACGGTCAGCAGCAGCGTTAATCGTTGTTGAGATACCTAGCAGACGGTCTATGGACGCTTTACCGCCAGCAAGTAAGCCTTTAATTATTTCTAGTCCTACGTCAGCACCAGAGGCAAGTATGGACTGTAAGAGCGCGGGGTCGTCTAAACCGGCTGCTATAAGTTTTTCTACGCCATTAGATAATTCAGCGGCCTTAGCGGCTTGGTCGTCAAGCACGTCAAAAAAAGTACGTTTTGTTTTTGTTGCTTGGTTAACGTTTCTTTCGGCTTCGGCTACTTCTTCTAACGCTGTTGCGTACGCTTCAGTGCCTACGGTGAGTTTGCTGAGTTTTGCGGAAGCGGTCGTGCGTTCGCCTAAGGCTTTGTTAAATGCTTCTTGGTTGTCTTTTGCGGTAGTGAATGCGTCGCCAACATTAAATATGCCGCGCACTACGTCAGCAGTTGCGTTGTAGAAACCGTTGTAAATGTTCGTGGCGTCTGTTAGTTGTTTGTTGGCGTCCATAAGCGCCGGCGCAAACTTGTCTTTTACTACCTGTACCGCATTGCCGTACGCTTCTTTCAGTGCGCTAACTGCTTCAGCATGTTTCTTTGTGACCTCTGCGGCGCGTTTAGCGGCATCTGAAGCCTTTTTGCTGCTGGCCGCGCCTTTAGATATTTCAAGGTTTGCTAGGCGTTGCTGTTCAATATCTACAGCTCGCTGGTAGTTGGCGCGTTTCTGGTCTTGCTCGAGTTGTAAAGTTATTTCAGACCATGCGCGCGTATTAGTGTAAGCAGTAGCCAAACTGTCGTTTAATTTGTCCGACTCTGTTTTAAGTTTGCCAATGTTAAAACTAAGCCCAAGCACCTTGCTGCCAAGATTAAGAACACTGCTGCCGAAATTGACTGCATTAACGCCGCCTTGTTTCAAGTTTTCGTAAAAACTGTTTGACTCTTTATTGTTCTTTTTAAGTACGTCAACCATGGCAGTAGCCGGGTCTACAAACCGTTTCATTTTGCTACCAAGTTCACCAATGACGCCGCCTAAACCTTTTTCGTCACTAATTTTTACGAGCTTGTCAAAGAAGTTGAGTAATTCCCCAAGTTTCGGTAGCAGCTTGTAGCCAATGGCTTCTACCAGTTCGTTAAAACGTACTTGCATTATTTGTAGGCGGCCAGCGTATGTGTTGGCGTTAGCAGCTGCCGCGCCGCCAAACTGTGCGGTTAGTGCTTCTTGTGCAGCCTTAAAATCTTTCGTTTTAATTATGTTCTCGTCAAGCGGGATACCCAACTTTTTTAGACTTGTAAAGTTTCCGTCAAACGCACGACCAATGGCTGTGCTAACTGCGGCCAAATCCTTACCAGTCGCTTTTGAGGCATCTATAGAAAGGGTTAATAGGTCTTGGGCCTTGCTGGCGTCTTTTGTGTATCTGACCAAACCAGCAAGAGCTGGCCGCAGTTCGTCATCTGCTACGCCCGTGGCTAACTGCGTCTGGTTAACAAAATTGGCAACACTATCGGCAAGCGCTTGGTTAGGCCCAAGCGTTGCGCGCAACTGTGTCTCAAGTAATTTAGTGCTCTGCTCATCTGCAATAGCAGCCTTAGCGGCAATAACCAGCCCGCCAGCCAATGCGGTAACTGCGCCTGCAGCCGGCAACATTGCCTTTTCCAATAGAAAACCGCTCTTGGCCCCAAAACCTTGCAGGCTGGCAAACTCTTTTTTGGCGCTGTCAAATCCCTTGGTATTCAGGCTTGAGATAATCGGAATGTTAATAGCCATTAGCGCGTCCTAGTTGTAATCAGGTTGCGGTTAACAATGGTCATAACCCGCTCAACTATTTTTTCTACTTCGTTTTCTACAGCTGGTAGCACGCTCATAGCGGCTGGCTCGAGAGCGCGTGGTGCCGCTGCCGGGCCGACATGTTCGCCTTCTGCTAAAAGGTTGGTAACAAATTGACCGCCGCCACGTATGCCGGCGTGATCCCAGATAGCACCGGCAGCGTCTTTTTGCTGTAGCACAAGTAGTTGGTATTGCGTTGCTTTGAAATCCACTGTGGTGCCGTTAGAGAACGACACAGTGCGGGCGCGGCTGCCACGTTTGCCGACAATGGTACGTATGCCAGCAAGTACGCGCTCACGTTTCCAGCCGGTACCGTCGCGCCCTTTAATCATGTTGCCGTTAGTCATGCGCGACAACGGCGTTTTGGTGGGCACGAACTGGCGTGCAGCTGTCACCAGACGCGTGCCAGCGCCAGCCTGAATGTCTTTAGTGATCTGTCGGCGTAGCGTGCGGTCTACTTTGTTTATCTCAGCAAGGGCTTCTTGTATGCCATAGATTTGATAACTAGCGGTGGCGGGCATTCTCTTTACGCTGCCTTTCTAGAATATCTATAACTGTGGCTAAGTCTTGTGAATCAAACTCGATGTGTGGCGGCCACCAGCTTGCATGTAGTAAAAGTTCTGCTAGTTGTCTGCGGACGGTTCCGCTTGGGTAGGGTTTGCCGCTGTTGTATCAACCACTTCTAACGTTTCAATGCTGTTAATGAAAGTGTCAAATACTGCTGGTACAACAATGCCGGCGCGTTGGCTGGCGTCATAAGCCATAAAGGCTAAATCTTCCATACCAACACCGCTGCCTAGTTCGCTTGCGCGTCGTTTGAATCGTCGTTCCCATGCAACGATGACGGCTAGTGATGTTGATACTTCGTATGGTTCTTCGTTTGTTTTTTTGACGCTGAGCGTGAGCTGCATGTCGGGTCTGCTTTCTGTTTGTTATGCGACTGCGACGCTGTAAACGCCACCGGTAAAGGTGATGTCGATAGTGTCAAGTGCGCCGAGTTGGCCGTTGATAAGCGGCAAGGTTTCAAGGTACGCGCCGGTCAAAGTAAACTCGGGGTTTGTTGCCGCAGTGGCTGACGACGTTGGTTTAACTTTTACTGTTGTTGCTGTGCCAACGAGACCTGACAATGTTGCATAAGTTTCTGTGACTGCAAAAGAGTTATAAAGGGTCACGGTCAATGTGGAATTTTCCATCCCAGCCGTGTAGAC